ACCGAAGGTGGAGGTAAAGACATGATCGATGTTATACTTCCTTCTAACGAGATCGTTCCAGTTCAGAAGAAATACTTGGGAGTAGAAATCTAAACCTTGAGCCTTACATATAAATTTTGAATGGAGTCCTTCGGGGCTCCATTTGAAACTTGTACAGATCCCAAGCATATAAATAATATTAAAAGAATGCTATGGCTAAGGTATATTTACGAAATAAAGATTTAGTTGCCGAGATTATCAAATCTAAAGAGCAAGGAAAGCTCACACCAGAGGCAACACAAATGCTAATATTGTTATCAGAAAGGGCAATTAGAAAGCTCAAGTATAAAGATCCTGAAGATAGATTGGATTGCTTAGCCTTTGCACAATTAGACTTATTTAAGTATTGGGATCGATTTGACCCATCTAAGTCTAATAATGCTTTTGCGTATTATACACAAATTGCAAAGAAAGGTTACGCCAAAGGTTGGAATAAATTACATCCGAAAAAATATTCAGGAACCATTAGCCTATCAGGATCATCTGAGGATGGCAGTGGTATTTATACTTTATGAATATTAAGAATAACAAACCTAAGAAAAATTCAGGATTTAGTCAAGGTTATTTTCCGATCAATGAGTGTCAGAAATACGTTGGCAAAGGTCCAATAATATATCGTTCCTCATGGGAACGAAAGTTTTGTATGTATTGTGAGTCTAATCCGCAAATCATACAATGGTCATCTGAACCAGTGAAGATCAAATACATAAATAGTCTAGATGGGAGAGAACATTCCTATTTTCCGGATTATTATATGAAGCTGGATAATGGTGATGAGTATCTCATTGAAGTCAAACCCTCGACACAATTAAAAAAACCAACACCACCGAAAAGAAAAACTAAAAAGGCTGTGGAGAATTACAAATATGCATATGAGATGTATGTGACGAATATGTGTAAGATTCAATATGCCGAGCATTGGTGCACTAAAAGAGGTTGGAAGTTTTTAGTTGTGACGGAATCATTTTTCAAAAAATAATAAGACATGGCAGATTTTATTAGAGGAGAAGCTTTCGCAGAATTACCTGAACTCGATGAAATCAATCGTAATTTTAATGCGTATGTTGAACTTTGGGAAAAGAAATATGGTGGCAGACAAAAGGCTGCTCAATATGCATACGATTGGTTTGAAGAAACTTTAGCTGATAGAGAATCAACGTATGTCGAACCAGTCTCTGGACAAAAACTGACTTGGGGCAAGTTATATCATTTTAGATACGATCCGGTAACTAGAGATAGGCTTGCATATTTTGATAAATCTCCAATGATTATATCGTTAGGACAAAATGATAAAGGCCTTGAGGTCGGTATTAATCTAAACTTTTTGCCTAAAGTCGTTAGATATTGGATGGTTGGCGAAATATTTAGAGTATACGATAAATCTATTATTTCGGCAGCTGATGGTAATCGTTGGAGAAGGGCTAGCGAACAAGATGAGGTTCAGATGGAATACCGATTGCTAGAGGCCAATCTAGGACAATGGGGATTGGGACATTGTGTTCGTCAATATTACTATAATAGAATGCAAGATGTTGCGGTTGTTTGTTACGAAGATTGGATTCGTGCAGTGATGATTAATTGGAATGATTATGAAGGCATTCAAGAAAACGATATCAAAACCTTATATGAGCAATATGTTCAAAAGTTGCGAAAAAGGAAGTAAATATATAAACTAATAAAAAACAATAAGAAATGGCAGGATTTGTAGAAAGAGGTGATGGTGCAAATGGACCTAGGTTTATAGCATCTAACGCCCTAAAACAACTCAGTTCTTTTGGAATGAAGTACGATGATATGGTACTTCGAAATTCGCAAGCCGTTGGTATTGTTGAAGATCAATTTGGATGGACTTACGATCCTAGAGGTTTAGTTGGTGGTGATTACGATGATTATGCATTGTTTGCAAACCTGGCCTTATCTGATATTGCTCTCAAGAAATCAATATCAATATTCGATAAATCATATCCTAAAAAGCGAGAGGAACTTAGACGATTTGCGGTTCAAGACGAAATCGAAGAAATTTTGGATACACTTTGTGATGAGTGTATTGTTTATGATAGCAAAAACTATTTTTGCGATCCCCTTTTATTTGATGATGATTTATTAGCATCTGAAAAGGTTGAAGAAATTCGCGGTGCCATTTCAATTAACTTTAAGCGAATTTATCAATACTTTGGATTTAACAACGATATCACCGCTTGGTCATATTTTAGAAAGTGGCTAGTTGATGGTTATCTTGCGTTTGAGATTATATATGATAACGATCAAAGAAACGTTATCGGATTTAAAGAATTAGATCCAATTACCTTAGAGCCTGGTATTGACGATCACGGCAAAAGAGTTTGGAAACAATTTAAAGATGTTCCAGGAAAAGCAAGAATGCTTTATGATTCACAAATCATTTACATTTCCTATGCAAACCTGAATTCGCCAACTAGAATTTCCTATGTTGAGCGTCTTATTCGTTCATTTAACTTGCTTCGTATCATGGAGCATTCTAGAATTATTTGGGCGGTCGTTAACTCATCATTCAAAACTAAATTCATTATTCCTGTCGGTGGTAAATCAAAAACGAGGGCAAAACAATCTCTTGGTGTTTTGATGCAAAACTATCGTGAACAGGTTGACTTTGATTATGATAGTGGTGAATTGAAAACGAATGGTCGTCCGATGATGCCGTTCAATAAAGAATACTGGTTACCTGAAGGTGATGCTGGTTCTCCACAAATCGAAACAATTGGTGGTGATGGTCCTGATCTTTCGGATACGGATTCTCTTAAATATTTCAAAGAAAATTTACGCCGAGTTTCTAAGATTCCTATGAATCGTTTCGACGTAGAAAATCCACCGTCTTGGGAGATCAACGCTGAAGGCCTTACTAGAGATGAAATTAAATTCGGTAGATTCATTAACCGTTTAAGATCAGTATTCCAAGAAATCGTAGTAAAACCCCTTTGGATTCAAATGACATTGGATTATCCTGATTTGATGAATGATGATTCATTTAAGTCACAAGTTGGAGTTAAATTCAATAAATATAATGTCTTTGAGGAAATGAAGGAGATGGAATTGCTTCAAAAGAGAATTGACTTCATTACCACAATGAAAGATGGACTTGTTGATTACGATCCAAATGGTAACGAAATTAAATACTTCTCTTCTGAATTCTTGATTCGTCGTTTCTTGGATCTGAGCGAAGAAGATATTAGATCTAATTCAAAACTCAAGGAAAAGGAACAGGAAGAGTTAGATAAAATGGCTAAAGAGGAGGACGGATTCTAACGCAATTCAAAAACTGAACATAGATATATATTAAAAAGTTAAAATAATCTGTTAGCAATGGATCAACCAAAATTATTAGTACTCGAGAGATCAACCTCGATCCTCGAAGCAAGTGCTGACGAAAAATATGTTTTGGAAGGTGTCTTTTCGGAGATTGGGAAAAAGAATAAGAACAATCGAATTTACGACGAAAAGGAGCTAATTCCGCATATTCAATCTCTGCAAGAAAAAATCAAGACAGGTAAATTGCTCGGTGAATTAGATCACCCTAAGCAATTTGACATCTCATTAAAAAACGTATCGCACGTAATTGAGGAAATTACCTATGACAAATCTAACAAGGTTGTTCGAGGTAAAATTCGTTTATTAGATACCGATGCCGGAAAACAAGCCAAAGCTCTTGTTGACGGAGGTATTCCTATTCATATTTCTAGTAGAGCTGCCGGAGTTGTAGAAAACAATGGCCACGTTAAGATTAAGAAATTATTTACTTACGATTTGGTGGCTGATCCCGGATTTGAAAACGCCGAACTCAAAAGGGTTAATGAAGCCTATGGTTTTGAGAACGACGATAATGTACAAATCTTTGAATTGCAAGGATATATAGAAAATAACAACGCAGAAATACAAAAAGAACTCGAAACAATGGAAAATTCTACAGATATGAACACCATTAATGAGGGACAAGGTAATTTCGTTTCGGTCGAAGATTTTAACGAATACTCAAAAATTATCAAAGAACAATTTGAGTCGTTAAAAGCAGATATGGATAATATCACGGAAGGAAACCAAACTCCTGATTTAATTCAATACACCGAGACGGTTGCTAAGAGAGTCAACGAACTTTCTTCTTACATGGAAAAAGTTAGCGAAAACGTTGACAATTTAATTTCACACAATGATTATATCATTGAGAACCTTACTAAGGTTAAAGATTATGCTGAATATGTTGGTCTTAAGACCGATCAAAACATTGAATATTCTAAGCATATCGTTGAAAATGTTAACAGCCGTTTTGAATATCAAGATTATGTTAACGAAAACGTTGATAAGGTTATCGATTACCAAAACTACTTAGTTGAAGGTATTGATGCTGCGGTTTCTTATAGCGAGTATATTAAAGAAAACGTAGAAAGCTTAGGTAAGTACACTGATTATATCGTCAAGTCCTTAAATGAGACTGTTACCGAAGCTACCGTTGAAAAAGAACCTGTCAACGAAGCTGAAGAAGTTACTGTAGAAACTTCAATCACTGAAAACGAAACATTCAAAAACGAATTATCAAATAAAATTCAAGCGTTAGTCGAATCCGCTAAGACGCAAAAAGTGGAAGAAACGTCTGCTAACACCCATTTCTTAAATTTCTTAGATGAATCACGTAGATCTGAATTTAAAGGTTTTGATGATGAGACTAAAACGAAAGTTATTAGAGCTTATGAGTCTAAATCTTGGTTCGGTTCTGCCGACGCATCAGGTATTTGGGAATCGGTATTCGCTGAGCCTGTTAAAACTTTAGACTGGCTAGAAAACATGCCTGGGAAATATCAATCTCTTTGGGAGTCGTTGAACGAATCTCAAAAGACTGCGATTAAAGCCCAAGCATCTGTGAGAGCTCTTGATACTCAGTACAAGATCGATCATTTCTGGGCAACTAGAGAATTACGTTCACACAATCCATCTGAGCAATTAGTTGAAACCAAATCTTTGAACGAATCTGAAGAATCTTCAAAGTTTGAGTCAACTAATAATTACATGGAATCTGTTACAGAAGGACTTAAACGACGCTTTAACAAATAAACCCTAAAAAAATTAAGACAATCATGAACTTAATTAATGAATCTGAAATTTTCGGTAAGTGGGCTCCTATTATTGAGTCAACTACTGGAATCGAAGACAAAGGTAAATTGGATTGGATGTCTAAGTACTGTCACAACCACGAGTTGTATGAGAACAATTCTTACGCAACTGTTGGTGCTGTAAACGGTATGGGATCTGTTCGCTTCCCTGGTGATCCAGGTTTGCAAACTGCATTCGGTACTCAAACTACAGGTTCTGGTGACAAGCCTTACACCCTTCTTCCACTTGCTATGCAAGTTGCGGCTCAAACCGTTGGTTTGGATCTCGTACCGGTCGTTCCTATGAACGGTCCTATGGGTATCTTAACTTACCTTGACTTCGTTTACGGTGGCGGTAAAGTACCCGTT